CGATACCTTCAGCAAGGGAGCGAAGTTTTTCTACTTCAGTATCAACGAGTCCTGCGGAAACTTCAGTGAAGATACCTCCACAGGTGTTCTCAAGAAGTTCTTTCTTAAGTTCAATGTTTCTTTCAATCTGCTCGTTGATTTGAGTTTCCATCTCAGTAACCTTAGTAAGAGATGCTTCAAGAAGGTCATACTTCTCATCAGGAACACTGATGTAGTGTGACTCGAATAGTCCCTTAAGACCGTCCATGAAACTTTCTGCGACTTCGGTACGAATACCAGACTCGACTGCAAGTTCATTTTCCTTCATCCATTCCTCTACAACATAATTGAGATAGTCATCTAGTTTAGAAGTCATTTCGTTACTAAGAGTGGTAACTTGCTCATCGAGAAGAGTTTCGTATTGATTACGAAGGTCTTCTTCAATTGCAACAACACGCTCATTAATAGCGGCTTCAAAGATAGTAGTTGCTTTGCTCTGGAAGTCTTCAGTAAGGTCTTCACCATCAAAGAGAACAGCGATATGCTCTTTGACACCCTTCATGGTTTCCTTGGTAGCATCGCCAGTCTTAGATGGTTTCATCTTAGGTTCTGGTTGCTTCTTGTCACCCTTCTTGATTACCTTGGCCTTCTTACCTTCGGCATCTTGGGCATCCTTCTCAACATCGAGAATAACTTCAGACTCGTCGAGGTCTTCGTCCTCGTCATCATCTTCGTCATCATCCTCATCGTCTTCTTCCATCTTCTTTTTGTGCTTAGAGGCATTCATTTTACCGTATCCCTCTTCGATGTCAGAATCAGAATCTTCAGCAATCTCTTCGGTTGCTTCAGCGACTTCTTCTACTTCTGTGGTCTCCTCTTCGATTTCAGCAACGCCTTCTGTTACCAAGTCTCGTTCGAGGATTTCTTTTGCTACCTGAATTGGATCTTTATAGTCCATTTGACTAACTCCTTTATTTAACTATCTCTTTAAATTAAGATAAAAATTCTTTATTGTATCACCCATATTTATACATTTTTAATTTTAGAGATGAAACTCTCGAACACTGCTAGTTTTTTCTCTTCTAAATCTTTTTTGGACGCTCTTTGAATCATTGAACAAACAGAATTCAAATCCTGTTCCTTCAAGAGTCCACCTTCCCAAATCCATGCTTTTCCTTCCATCACACCGTCTACAAATGCGTCTGGAGCGGAAGGATCTGCTACGATGTCAATTGCAGATAACATGAAGTCATTCTTTACAACATTGACGCCGTTCTTTTGTTCAAGTGTACCCATTCCTCTGGAAGAAACGCCTAACTTAACGCCACCTTCCATGAGGTTTTTAACGATTTTACCATAGGGAGTCTCAAGAATCTTTGCTCTACCCATGATGTTATTTCCGTCTGGTTTCAGAGATTCAATGAGGTGAGAAACACGCTCTAGATTTACGGTTGGACCGTCTGGGTGTCCCAACTCTCCCATTGCTCTATTTTGCTCTACATATTCTTTTTGATATCTGTTTGCTTCTTTCATAAGAACTTCGTTTGGATATTTTCGTCCATTTCGATTCTTCTTTTCAGCCTGCATGAAAATACCTTCAATGAAGTATTCCTTTACTCCATCTTTATCCTCAGTAAGAAACTGGACATCTTCTACATGTTCTGTGATTAATTTTAACATTATGCTTCAGTCCTTTTTCTTTCTTTTTCTTTCTTAAGTTTGATTGCAAGGTCACGAATCTTTTCCTGACTTCCTGCCATCTTTTCTTTTTCTTTTGCGATGTCCATCTCAGCGCCTTCGTGGTATGCTTCGATTTTCATTTTCTTCTCAAACTTCTTACGACTCTTTTCGTCTTTGAACTTCATCTTTACGGTTAGTTTACTTCTGTCTCCAACCATTCCGCCTTTTCCGAGCATCTTGTCGTCCATCGCTTGCGATGCCGCACCATATAGTTTTTGATATTCTGGTCTACTTTTTGCTTGATAAATTCGTTCGGTTGGTGATGGGTGTGTGTCTTTGGTGTACGAACCTTGACCAGTTCGCACTAGGGGAACGGACTTTGCTTCTTTGACTTCTGGTTTTTCGTGGGTGTAACCCATCTTATCCATTCTCAAATGGTCTTTGTATGTGTCTGCCTTGTAACCTTTACCGGTCTTTGGATCGTACATCATGTGAGGTTTGAAGTCTTTTTCATCATCTTCGCTAACTGCTTTAGTTACTGCTTTTCTTCTCTTGTGTAGGTACTTGTCACTCGAATCAACATCTCCGTCGTTATCGATGTCTTTGTCTTTTCTATCCTTGTGCTTTCCCTTGAGTGCTTTCTTATTAACAGGGTCGAGTTCTTCGTTACCGTTGTTGCAGTTGCAACTCTCTCGAACTGTTTCTGCCTTTTCGTTTAGTTTCTCTTCTATTTTAGAATAGAGAGCATCGAAGCAAATTTCATTTGCGTCTTTGAAATTTGATTCTTTGACTAGTTCAATTATTCTGTTTAACGGTTCCATTTGACTCTCCTGTTAGGTGATGTTTCATACATTATTTATAGTTTAAGAAATTTTTGCCTTCATATCTTTGGCGATTAATTCCAACATTTGATGTAAATCGACATCTTTAAGTTTGCTTACTTCGATACTTTTTCCTTTTGACTTATACATCTTCTTGTCAAGTCCTGCCTGTGCTGCCGCCTTTACGAACTTACTTGCATCACCAGTTGACTTGAAAGTAAAAGTGCTTTCATTAATCTCTTCATCTTGAATACCAAGAACCTCAGACGCAATCTCTTCTTTTCTTGTATCTAATCTATCAGTGATACGAGAAGAAATTTCTGCATCTAAAACCTCTTTAAAGGAAGCACCCTCATCATCGAGTGCAGTTTTTATGAGTTTCCTAATATCAGACATTGCTTATCTCCTAAAATTGATCCTCATCTTCATTTCCATGAAGTCCAGCATCTTTTTCCTGTTTAATTTGAGAATCGATGGTTTTCATCTCTTCATCAGTTTGTCTTAAAATGTTTCGTCGAATGTGTTCAATAGAGTAATACTTACCTATGTATTCATCCATCTGTTGCAAGGCTTCTAATCTCTCTTTGAGAATTTCATTATCCTTGAGTTCAGTGTAGTATGAATCCTTCACAAACTGGAAATCGATATCTTGAGAAATACCATTCCAATCATCCTCTGTCATAATTCCCTTTGTAATGAGTTGAACTCTTAGGCAGTTTAAGAATAACTCTGCAAACTTAACTCGCAGTCTTTCAATAAACTTAAAGAACTTCAATTCATCACGGGTGATTTCTGCGGAACGACCCATATTGAAACCGTTGTCTGCTTCAAGTCGGGTAGATGGAATATTCAGGGAACGATATAGTTTCTTCTTGAAGTATTCAACATCTTCCATTTCACCAAGATTCTGTCCACCGTCGAGTGTTGAGATTTCAGTTCCTCTTCCACCTTCTCTTCGTGGCATCCAGAAGTCTTCCATCATGGACATATGCTTCTTATCGTCACGAATTTCACCAGTTTGGGAATCATATACTAATTTGTTTCGAAAGCGATTCATAATATCACGAAGATACTGTTCTGCTTTCATCTTTGGTAGATTACCCACATCAACATAAAAGATTCTACGCTCCGGCGCACGGGATATACGGTAAATGACAACCGCATCTTCAATCATTCTTAGTTGGTTAATTGGTTTAATTGCTTTATGAAGATATCCAAGAACTCTTTTCTTACTGGAATCATAAAGACCACTATGAACATAACTAATGGAATCTAATGCAATTTTAATTCCCTCTGTACTATTTGAGTTGTAGGTTTGTTCTGAGTAAACATAAAACTCTTCAACACTGTCTACTATCTGAGTATCAATGCTTCCTGTTGGATTTTTTCCTTTGTTTACTTTTCGTACTTTTCGAATCTTTGTAGCATCAATCGGTCGAAGTTCAGTGATTCCCTTTTTTGCATTCTTTTCATCTAGAATGATATGGAAGTATAATCTACTATCGATATACCACTTTCGAAAAATCTCGTAACCTCTCTTCTTAAAGTTAAGAAGTTTTAGAATTTCTGAGAATTCATCGGTTATTTTATTCTTGATTGAATCTGGTAAATCTACTTCATCTAGTACAACCGAAACGGATTGTTTTCTATCATCATAAACAATCGCGTCGTTTGTGATGTCATCGATTGCTTGTTCAATTTCGGCATGATTTGCCATATCTCTATATTTGTGAATTAGATCAATCTCTGTTTTGATTGAACCTTCAAAATCTACATAAGAACCAAAATATCCTCCACCAGAAACAGTAACAGCACCATCGTCGTAGTCAGGCGGCGCAAAAGACTTTCCTATCTTCTGCTCTGCTCCTGAGTCCGGCGATGGTGACTGCTTACCTTTTCTTCCGATAGAGAATCCAAATAAATCAATAGGCATAACAATAAATCCTCGCTAAATTAATTATGATAAGAAACTCTGTGCGAATATACCAGAGATGGCATCACTAATAGTTCCTTCACCATCTGTAGTGTTCGAACTCCAATATGTATACTGTAAAGTAACAGTGAATTCTTCGAGCGAATCAGTGGTCTCCATGTTTACATCGATTGCACTAACTTCGCTTGGGAAACAACCAATAAAGTTGTATCCTTTAATTTTGTTTCCATTTCTGTCCAACTGGAAAATTTGCCAATCTTCGTAGATTGAACCATCTTCAAGAGGTGCAGGATAATTTGCAACACTAATATTTCCTTCGTGTGCATTGATTGTGTTACTCCATGCTTCAAACTTGTCTCGAAGTTGGAAGTTTCCGTCTGCAAGAATAGTAATTGTCCATTCTGCAAAGGTTCTGTCGCCAGGAACTTTAATTTTTCGTCCACGGTATGGAATTTCGACTACACCAACTGTCGAAGCAGGAAGTTGTGCTGCCTTGATAAGAAAGGGTGCAGATTCATCTTGACCGAAAGGACCGATGTTTCCCTGTACTTCGAAAAGGTTAGGTCTTACTCCACCGTTTACAAATTTTCCGGTGAATGATGAAATATTATTGCTTGCCATTTAGTTACTCTCCTTAAAAGAATTTAGTTCTTAATATGTAGTCGAAAAGCCGCCGAAGCGGCCCACGACTTTCGTTTTTTATCCACCGACTTCGCTAAAATCTACACTAGTCTTTGTTTCCATAAAGTTCAACTGAATGAAGTTAATTTAACGAGCAGGTTTGATGAAGATGTCTCCAACAAACTCATTCCTATCATTTACTTATGCGGTGTTGTTACTTTCGTCGCAAACAACCTTGAAGTCGAAAATACCTCTTCGTGACTGTACTGTGCGAAGGAAGGGGATTACCATATTTCTAAACTGAGCCCTAGTAAATTCATCGTTGAACTCAAAGAGTAGGAATTTGGAAGCAGTAGCAATTGCTTTTTCAAGAACAATGAAGAGTCTTCTTACATTGATTCTATCGAATGCACTTGGTTTACTCTGCATGGTCTTATCTCCGAAGAGAACTACTCCTTCGCCTGGGAAGGAAACTACAGGATTAACTCCGTCAAGATATAGATTATCACGATGTGCTTGTCGGGGATTAAACTCCAACTTAACCACACCGCGAATTTGTCCACGGTTAAATCCTGCTGGTGAGAACCATGCTTCTTGTTCTCTTTCTGTTCTTGCACAGAGTCCTGCGATATCACCGTTAAGTGGAACTGA